TCAAGCAATTCATCTTCGATGCTGGCAGCAGCATCATCAGCGTGCAGTTCGTCAAGGCTGACGGCACCGTGCGCAAGCTGCAGTTCAACCCTCGCGACACGCAAGAAATCAAGGGCACGGGCCATGTGCTCAAGAACCCCTCGATCATCCGCTGCCGCGATTTCACCATTGCCCGCAATGAAGGCCAAGGCGCCTGGCGCTCTTTCGACTGCGAGCGTGTGGTGAGCATCAAGAGCAATGGCAAGGAGCTGGTGTTCTGACCATGGCAGTCCTCGAGCGCGACAGCGTCTGGAGCCTCTGGGCCTTGACTGATAGTTGCTGGAGCCTTCTTGATTCCAGCGCTGATCGCAATGCCCTCGAGCGCCAGGCTCGAAGCCTACAGGCCGTGTTTGCCACCAAGATCTTCATGGTGGTACAGGGCACACAGAGCCCAGGGCGTTTGTAAACAATTGTTACGGAGGGGCTGACCAGGCCCCTCCTGCCTGTACATTACTTGCAACGGGCCGCGAGGTCCACCATTTCTCAGAACCATGAAGCGCTATCCCTCTTACAAGGCTCGCCTGGAAGCTGATCGCCAGGCTCAAAATTCCGGCTACGGCATCAGGAAGTTCCACTGTGCCGATGGCTCCATTAAATGGGAAGCCTATGGCTGGGAGCGTTTGACTGAGCTTTCCATTCACGACACTTCCTACGGCTTGTTCGATGAGAAGTGGGAAGCAGAGCAGTATTTCAACAACGTCATCAACGGTTGATCACCATGGATGCTCTTTTTCTCTTCTCTGACGCCACCATCTTCACTGGCAAGCTTTATGACCAGGCCTTTCAACAGCGCCGTCTTGGTGGCAGCTCTTCTGGGGGCTTCGCCTCTGGAGAGTTCAATGGGAAGGACGTGGCTTGCTGGATTGTGCCTAGGTGTATGGGCGGTGGCCGCTGGAGCAGCACCACGATTTGGAAAGTCAATGGCAAGCGAGTGGGGCAGAAAAAGTTGATTGACGCTGTTTGCAAAGAAGTATGACAAACGGGGGCTTCGACCCCTGCTTTCTCTATTGTTCCTTTGTCCAGCGGCGACGCTCCCATTTCTCTCTTATGACAACCATCCCCACTGTCCACCTCAACGGCACTAGCTTCATCGACCTGCGCGACGGTTACGCCGCTGCTTACGACGCCATTGATAAAGCCATTGACGCTCTGGCGAAGGCTGAACTTAACGGAAGGGATTTTTACCCGCAGGGCCCTGGCGCCTACTACGAGGCTCGTGCTGAGCGCGACGATGCTTTTGATCGGCTTTGCGCTGTCCAGACCTACGTGGGCGAGATGCTTGCTGGCATTTGTGATCAGCAGCGTTGATTGTGACGATAAGCAACAGTGATCGTTCAGGGGCTGGCGACGGCCCCTTTTTGCCGTATTGTTCTCTCAGTTGGGCAGCGATGCCTCCTCTCATGACCATCACCCTTGATTCCTTCCCCTCTGTTGATCGCTACGGTTTTCCCCTGCAGGTGTGCGGACGTTGCGGCGGCTCTGGCGAGCATAGCTACAACCAGCTTCATGGCAGCGTTTGCTACGGCTGTGATGGCCACGGTGTGCGCCACACTAAGAAGGCTCATAAAGAATTTCAAGACTGGGCTCATGCCCTTAAGCGCCAGCGTGAAGCCATTGGCCATTCTTTGCAAGTGGGTGACGAGTTGGCCATCCTTGAGGCCACGGGAATGATGAGCACCAAAGTGGTTGGCTGGCATTCCATTGCTTCCATTGAAACCACTGATAAAGAATGTGGTTGGAGCATTACTTGCTCTCCTGACGGCACCGAACTGCGCACTCCCACTTGCTGGGCCATCATCATCACCTTTGACGATGGTAAGCGGGTGGAGGCCTCCACTAACAGCGTCTTCCGTAGAAAGGGCTGGGTGGATCCTGCTCCCTATGTCAAGCGCAGCCAAATGAAGCGTTGCGTCAACGCTAAAGTGTGAAGCTTTGTTATAGGTCCCTTTTCAGGGGCCTCTCCCGATATATCATTCATTCAACGAGGCGCGAGCTTCACCATCATCTCCAACCATGACCTCCTCCTTCCGCGAAGACCAGCTCGCCTGGACCATTGCTCATTTCCTTTGTGACGCCAGGCCTGGTGACATCCTGACCCTGCCTGGAACGTCCCTGCTCACCAAAGCCCCTGATGGCAGCTTCTCCCTGGCACGCTCGACTTTCATGGCTTCCCGCCTGATTGATCCCACCAGCGACAAAATTGTTGCAACAGTGCTTCGATGGGAAAGGGAAGGGGCTCAGGAGGCAGCATGATGGAAACCATTAACCTTCTGGCCATTAGCAACAGAGGCCGTAGCCGCATCGGCACCACTATCACTACTGCCATTGTTGAACAGAATCACCACGACAAGCTTTTTATCGTGCTGCCGCAGTTCAATCAATGCCGCTGGATCAAGAAAGACAATGACCCCGACTTTCGCATTGTGCAGGAGGATTGATCAATGACTTCTCTCTCCATTGTCTGGTTGTTCAAAGACGATCAAGGCTATGAAGATTATGCTCAGTCAGAAAAAGAACGTGACGAGCTTGTCATGATTTACGAGACTGGAGGCTCCAACTATTCAATCACAGAACTTATCAGAGGCGAAGAATGATCACTGTTTGCACTTATCAGGACAATGGCCCCTATTTTCCGGCAACAAAAGGCTGCTACCAAGCAGCTCGCTTGTCAGACCTCATCAGGCACGTGCGCCTGGCCATGGAAGACAGGGAAGACACCATTGCCATCTTCGACGCAGAAGGCACCTGCAAGGGCCTCTGGCACCGCGAACTGGAAGGTCACGTAAATAGCGCTGGTGACAGCATCGTTGACCATGAGGGCTACGAGCTGATGCGCTCTAACACCAAAGAGCAATGGATTTGGAACAGGCTCCAGGAGCAAGCGCGATGATTCTCATCGACTATTTCACAGAGGCCTGCTGTAAGGGCACAGAACTGCTCGAGGGCTGGTACTGGTATGAAGACGATGGAGATGAAGTGGGAGGGCCGTATGAAGACGAAGAAGCCGCCATTGAGGCGGCTCGGGAGCGCAAGGGCTGGTGAGACAATGGAAGAATATATTCAAAAAATTATTGAATGGGCAGAGCCTCAAATTCTAAGTTGCAATAAAGAACTTAAGAACGCTTGCACTTCTTATGCTACCTTAATTAAAAGAGGTCACGCCGACAGATTGCATGTTAGCAGCTTGCAGGAAATTGAAGAAATAAATCGCATATATCGTGAATGCAATGCTCTTAACAGAGCTGGCAAAAAGTCTGAGGTTGATCATATTATTCCTCTTTTTCAAGGTGGCACGCATTCTGTTGATAATTTGCGAATAATGAGCTATGCAGAGCACAGAAAAAAGAGTGGAGATGAAAGAAGAAAGTGCTAGCATGGCAAAACGACGCAGGACTGGCATCCCGCGCCGTTTCTAACCACTACCAAAAGGACGGTTTGGCCATGGCTACAGACAAGCATAGCAGCGTGCCTGAAGGATTCAAAGAGATTCCTGGGTATAACGGACGCTATTTCATTAGTCAGGAAGGGCAGGTTTGGAGCACTTTCCGCAATTGCATTCTTTCGCAGCATCTTGATTCTGGCAAAAAGTATTTACAAAGCCTTTTGATGCGACCAGATAGAAAAGCAGGACTGCCTCGTTACATTCATAAATTAGTAGCTTTCACTTGGCTTGAAAACCCTCCAGGAGAAATTGGCGTAAAAAGGGGACAATATTGCATTAATCATAAAGATGGCAACAAACTTAATAACTGTTTGAGTAATTTAGAGTGGGTCAAAGTAGAAGACAACACGAAACACGCTTGGCAGAATGGACTTAATACTCAGATTGGAGAAACAAGCACTTCATCGGTTCTTTCTTCTGTTGATGTGCGCAATATTCGACTTCGATTAATCAATGGAGAAAAGCCTGCTCATATTGCAAAAGAGTATGGAGTAAATAAACAGTGTGTTGAAAAATTGCGCATGTATGCAAATTGGAAGCACCAAGACCACGACTTGGTTCAACTTATGATGCAAGTATCTAACTCAACGACATTAAGAGCCTTTTATTCTTTGTTGCTACAGGGCCTTGTGCCTTCAAGGGCCTATGAG